TGATGACAATATTATGAGTGTATCAGATGATGCACCATGGTTTAATCACACTAATATTCAAAGTACACTACGTGATGTAGATATTGTGTATACGATGGCTGATAAGGAAGCTGCATCAGTACCCTATATTGATATCTCCGAATGCTCTTTTCTAAAGCGCAGTTGGCGTTTCGATACGGAGGCTCAAGCTTATTTAGCACCATTGGATCCATCTTCAATTGCTAAGATGTTGACTGTGTGCACCAAGTCACGTAACATCTCTCCAGAGGCTCATTCCATTCAAGTAATTGGCACAGCCGTGCGTGAATATTTCATGTATGGCCGTGATGAATTCGAATCACGTAAGCAGATGTTTAGAGAGATTGTGACTGATTGTGAACTTGATGTCTATGTCGAACATTCCACTTTCCCTACTTGGGAAGAGCTTAATCACTCTTTCCAAAAAGGAGAGTGGGGTGTTGGAGATGATGGTCAAATCACAATGTCACCCTGGGAATAAACCCATAAAAATTGACCTGTATCTGGTCTGAAGATACGAATTTCTACTAAATGTAGAGTGTCTGCGCAGTGGCATATACTGCGAAGAGTAAACTTAATCCTGTGGTCTAGCATAGACTATTACATTTAGACTGATAATCTTTATGTAATTAACCAATTATCGCTCAACAAAATATTGAGGAGCTCAGCTGTGGAACTGAGCAAAGTTGCGTGTGTGAACTAGATCATACATCCTATGTCTCTCAGGAAGAGGGACCTTTTACACAAGGTGTGGAAGTAAATGATACAGATTGCTCATGTGGTGGTTGTAGTATGAATTGTCAAATCCAGGCAGATACATTAGATGTAGTTGCTATGGATAAGTCACTCAATATGACCACTAATGAGAATGTCAGGTTTTTGGACACTGCTGTTGGAATGACAGCTGGTATAGATAGACCATATGACGGTGTTAGTGCTGGAGATCAGACTGAAGCCATGGATCTTGTAAAGTTTTTATCACGTCCTGTACGTATAGCAAACTTCACTTGGTCTGAAGCTGATGCTGTTGGCACATCACATGTATACTCAC